ACAACCAGCGGTTCGGCGCGGGTCGAAATACCTGGAGGTATAAAACTCAACACACTTAATTCCCCTGGACTTTTGGTGAACAACAGCTTTGGGGTAGTGTCCTCCGTCTCCACAGTAGCAACTGCTACGACGCCCACCAACTTCTCCGCTGCAAAATACATCACGATCAACTTTGCGGGCACGAACTATTACATTCCCGCTAACACAGCTACATGGTGATCTTAACATGAAATATCTGATCTTTACCCTCGCACTCATCTCGACGCCCGCTCTCGCGGCGGACAATCTTTCCCTTTCGCTGTCCGCCAATGAGGAGCAAGTGCTGGTAACAGCACTGCATCTGTTCGACGGGCGTCAGGTCGTCGTGCATGACGAGTTGGGTCACGACAAAGTCGTCTCGGAACCCTACGACCTTGACAATCGGCTGCGTCGAACCATCGCCCACGACATCGTTGTGTTGAATGGATCACTGGATGAATTCCGGGCGGCCGCTAAGGGCATTCCCGCACAGAAGATAAACGACCTCGCCGATACGAAGGCCAAGATCGAACTCCTATCGCTCGATGTAGCTTATCTGAAGCTTGACGTAAATCCATACCCGCCGAGCATGTTGGCGGCGCTCGCCCCTATCTGCCCGGCGTGTTTGGGTGGTGATTTTCCCGGCAAACCAAAATGACCTACGCCGGATTTGACCGCGCCGATATGCCGCCCTCTTAGGCGGTGGATAGATTGCTGTTGCCCATGTCAACGCGTTCCCGTGGAGTTGACGCAATGAGGAACTTAATGAAACATAACCGGCTTTTCGTCGTCGCTATCGCAATTGCGCTGCTGGGCGTTCCTGCAGCTGAGGGACAGGTGATTCCTGGTAGCAAGCTGGGACTTCCCTATATCTCCGCAGGCGCGGGTCAAATGGCGCTAGCTGTCGGGACCAACACGACGCTGACGGTTCCGCCTGGCGCGACGCTTGCGGAAATCTGTGTCGAAACCGCCAACATCAGATACCGCGATGACGGAACAGCGGCGACGGCTTCGCTTGGTATTCCTGTCAGTGCTGGAACTTGCTTCGCCTATTCCGGGCCACTCGCGTCTATGTCCTTCACGGCGCAGAGCGGTTCGCCGACGATTGATGTTTCCTACTATAAGGCGAACTGAGATGGATTGGCGCACAGCTTTTCTCGCAGGCGCCCTCGCGCTTGGGCTTTTGGGTCCGGCTCAATCGCAGACCGCGCCGCCGATTGGGCCGACGGGCGGCGGCGGCCCTTATACCAAGATCATAACCTTCACCGCCTCCGGCACGTACACGCCGACGCCGGGGATGGTGAAAGTGGATGCATATCTGATTGGCGGCGGCGGCGGCGGCGGCGGCGGGGCGCTGACGGCAAGCGGAACTGCTTGCAGCGGCGGGGGCGGCGGCGGCGGCGCGGCTCTGTCGTTTGGGAGTTTCCCCACCTCTGTCGTTGGATCGTCTCAAGTCGTCACGATTGGCGCGGGCGGAACTGCTGGTGCGGCCGCGACAGCCAGTTCGAGCGCCGGCGCCACGGGAGGTTTGGGCGGCAACACGACATTTGGTTCGTTGTTGACGGGGTTCGGCAGCGGCGGTGGCGTGGGCGGACAGATCAACGCCGCTAGCACCGGCGGCGGCGGCGGCTCAATCAACTCAGTCGTCGGAGGTTACAACTCGGTCCCCGGCTCCACCGGAGCCTCCGGCGGCTTTGGGAAGGTCGGGACGCCTAGCGGGGCCAGCGGAGCCGGTGGCGCTAATGGAGGCGCCGGCTTCGTCGGCGGCTTCGCGCTTGGCTGGGGTGCTGCTGGCGGTGGCTCCGGGGGCGGCATAGACGCATCCGGGAATGTCTATGCAGGTGGTAGTGGCGGCGTGATGATCACGTATACTGGCAATAGCTCAGGCCCTGCGGGAGGCGCTGCGGGGCAACCCGGCGGCGCTGGCGCATCCTTGGTCGTCAAAGGCCTGCCGCCTCTTACATTGTCGCAGGGCGGCGGCGGCGGCGGCGCTTCGCTTATCGCGGCCGGCGCCGGTGGCGCCGGCGGTCAACCCGGTTCTGGCGGCGGCGGCGGCGGCTGCGCTCAGAACGGTGGCGCGGCTGGCGCGGGCGGTGCAGGCGGCAACGGCTACGCGGTCCTTGTGGAGCACTTCTGATGTGGCACAAGTCCTGGACGGTCCCTGATTACGTGCCCACCGGCGACGTTCATGCGATCTCGTCGGGCGTCTCGACGCCCATGACGTTAGGGGTAAACTGATGCTTCCATCGCGCCGCTTCATTCTTGCGGCAACGGCTTCGCTGCTGGCGCTGGGCGTCATCGCCCGCGCTGATTATAGCGGGCCGCCGCCGATTGGGCCGACGGGCGGCGGCGGCCCTTATACCAAGATCATAACCTTCACCGCCTCCGGCACGTACACGCCGACGCCGGGAATGGTGAAGGTGGATGTGTATCTGATTGGCGGCGGCGGTGGTGGCGGCGGCGGGGCGTTGCAGGCCGCGAGCGCCGCGTGTTCGGGGGGTTCTGGTGGAGGCGGGGGCGGTTACGTAACCCTTAGTCTAACCGCAGTGCAGATCGGCGCGTCGAAAACCATCACCATCGGCGCTGGAGGCACGGGCGGCGCGGCTGCAACCACAAGCGGCACGGCCGGCGCCACCGGCGGCGCTGGCGGGACCACATCTCTCGGCATTGCAGGACTTCCATTCGCAGGTGGCGGCGGTGGCGGCGCTGGCGGTCAACTCGCTTCGTCATCGGGCGGGGGCGGCGGCGGCGGCTCTGGCGGCGGTTCGGCGTCCGGGTCATCTACGAGCGGAGGGTACGGCGGCACGGGCGGCGGCGGCTTTGGAGGATATGGGGCAGCGGGAACTGCTGGCGCCAGCGGGACGGGCGGCGGCGGTGGTGGCGGCGGCGGCGCTACCGGATCCTCATTTGCTGGCGGCAACGCCTATCAAGGCGGCCCTGGCGGCGGCTCTGGCGGCGGCATCACGGCGGCGAATGTTCCACAAGCCGGCTTGGCAGGCGGTGCGCCCAGCTTCTGGACTTACCAAAACGCATCCGGTGGCGCGGCGGGCTCGCCCGGAAGCGCCGGCCTAGCGGCCCTCGGTATTCCGTTTGTCATGAATGGGTCGGGCGGCGGCGGCGGCGGCGCTTCGCTGACTACCGCAGGCAATGGCGGCAACGGCGGCGTTTACGGCGGCGGCGGGGGCGGCGGCGGCTGCGCTCAGAACGGCGGCACAGCGGGCGCGGGCGGTGCAGGCGGCAACGGCTACGCGATCCTTGTGGAGCACTTCTGATGGCTACTGAACGCTGCGCTCAAATCTTCAATGGCGTCGTTGAGAATATCATCGTCGCCGACCCCGCCACGTTCAAACCGAGCGATGGCTCGACCATCGTCGCCTCGCCCACGGCCCAGATCGGCGACACTTACGCCAACGGCGTGTTCACCCATGTCGTCGCGCCCGTGGTCTATCAGACGACCGGCCTCAGCTTCCTGCAATTCATGGCGCTGTTCACGCCGACTGAGCAGGCGGCGATCGTCAATTCGACGGATACGCAGGTAAAGCTGTTCCTGACGATGGCGACTGGCGCGGGCGCTATCGACCTGACAAACCCGGAGGTCATGGCCGGCGTCAATTATCTGGCGTCGCTCAATTTGATCACTCCCGCGCGGGCCGCCGCCATTCTGTCGGGCGCGCCGGCATGATCTCGCCTTGGGCCGTCTGGTTCGGCGTCGCCTTCGCGGCGTTCGCTTGCATCGAGGCTTACGCGATTGGCACGCATCGCATCCCGACGCTCTCGCGTACGGTGTGGCGGTTACAGGCGCGATTCCCGATTGTCGGCTTTGTCATGGGCGTTCTTGTCGGCGGTCTGGCCGTGCATTTCCTCGGGCTGATCCCGGCCTGCAATCCGTAGCTAAGGGGTGACCGAATGATCTACGCAGGATTTGATCGTGCTGACTGCCCGCCCCTCGATATGATGGCGCGGCTGCGGGCTGAGACGAACCTTGTGTTTTGCGGCTATTACCTTTCTGCGCCGTCGCAGTCTGGTGTGACGTGGCGGGGCCAGCGGGCGAAGTTGGTTGCGCAGGGCTGGGGGTTGTGCCCCTTATTCGTCGGCCAGCAAACCACGGAAGGCCCTGGCTCGCATAATCTGACCTCAACGCAAGGTGGGGCAGACGCAGTGCGAACGTGCGCGGAAATGCGAACGGAAGGCTTCGCTCCGGGGTCGTGGGTTTATCTGGACGTTGAGAACGGGTTGCCGTTCGGCTATTCCCAGCGGGCCTACATCGCCGCGTGGATAGACGGAGTAGAAGCCGGAGGCTATCGCGCCGGCGTCTATTGTTCATTCGAGGCCGCGCCAATTGTGGCCTCGATGCGCCCCAAGGCTCGACTTTGGGTTTTCCACGTCCCGCGCGTTACGCCGCATCGCTTGGATGGCACGCAATTTGCCGCGCCCGATCCGAGGCTGAGCGGGTTCGGCGGCGCGGCCATGTGGCAGAACACCGACTCCGCGCTTTTGACCGCGTTCGGCAACTTGCTGGTGGATTTGGATTCATCGCTGTTCGCCGACCCGAGCGCGCCAGAAGCGGCAGCGCAAGTGCCCGTAGCCACGACAACCCCCCCGGCCGACCCTGTGCGCGAGGCTGCGCTAGCGATGTGGGATGCGGTGACGGCGTTCCAGCGTGCGGCGGGACTTGTAGTGGATGGCGATCCAGGGCCGATCACCTGCGCGGCTTACGAGAAGGCACTGAAATGAGCGAGTTCCTGCGCATCGCTCTGAGGCTGGCCGGCACTTACATGGTTTGCTTTGTGGTAGCGTGGGCGGTGACGCCGAGGTAATAGGAGAACCGAATGGACCCAGCACTGAAAAGCATACTCACCAGCCTCATCGTCGCGGTGTGCGGCGGTGGTCTTGCCGCCATTGGAATCACTACCACGCAAGGTCAAACCACTGTGGCGCAGGCCATCGTAGGTGTAGCGGCGCTGATCGTCGGCGCGGTGGTGACTTGGTGGAAGAGCCGTCAGCACACGCCGCAGGCCGCCATCGACGCCATTAACAAGCCTAACAATGGTCTCAAGGTCGTAACGGCCGATGTCCCCGCACCCACTGTCACCGTGCCCCTGAAAGGAGACACCAAATGAAACTTGCATTTCTTGCCCCGCTCGTGCTGACCGGGGGGCTTGCGCTCTCGGGTTGCAACACCATCAGCAACTTATACACCATCGCGTCTGGCAGCGCGAGCCCCAGTCAGGTGTACGTCGCCGCGAACGCCTTTGATGCGGTGGAGGGCACAGCAACGCAATATCTGCGCTTGCCGTTGTGCCCGCAGAGTCAGCCGGTTTGTCGGACCAAGACGACAAGCCAGGTGGTCTACAACAACGTCAAGACGGCGCGAGCGGCGCGGAATGCCCTCGAAGCTTACATGACGGCGAACCCCGGCGCTCCGGTGCCGGTGTCAAACTACAACATCCTGGTCACGGCATTGCAGACTCTCAATGCCCTGGTCGCGGCCAACGCGCCGATCCCTGTCCCGACGAACACCGGAGGCTGAGCCATGTTGAACACGATTGCCACTATCTTTGTCCAGTTTCTGACCAACCTCGTCCCGCTGGCGACGAACAACCAGATGGTCGAGTCGATCATCTCAGCCATGACGAGCCTCATCCCAGCGCTGGTCGGAGAACTATCGGCGCTCATTACGCCGATTAAGAACATCATCGCGGCCCTGCAAGCGGGGTCAACCCCGCTCACGGCGGCCCAAGTGGCAGCGTTGCAGGCCCTCGACGCGCAATGCGACGCGGCACTGGACGCGGCGGCGAAGGACGACAACCTGACGCTCTGAGATGCGATACCCACATTGGGGAGAGTTTTTTCGGTCTCTGGCGCTGTCCTATGCTCCCGAGGCCGACACTCGGACGACGACGCAAGCGACGATTGAAGGTTCGCAGAGAATGTCAACGGAACCGGACGCAGGAAGTTGGCTTAGTCTGGGCGGGGTAGCCGTCGCCTTTGCGTCTATGGTTTCGGGGTGGTTGCTGAGGGGATTGACGTCCCTCGTGGCCGGGGGTAAGTCAGCCGGGGAGATGATGGCCTGGCGCAATGGTGTAGACAAAGTGCTGGACAGCATCCCGATCCAACTGCAGGCCATAGAAGCTAAGTTTGATCTCAAACTGCAGGCGATGGAAGCCCACAACCGCGACATGGACCACTTCCTACGGGACGCCGCCCCGCGTACCGAAATGAACGAGGCGTTTCGTCAGATGCGGGAGGAAAACCGCGCGTCTTTTGCTGAAATAAAAGACCAACTTCGCGATATGAGATCCCTTGGCCATGACCGCCTTAAATAAATCTGCCCGAGCCCTGTCAAACCCCTTTATTTGCTTTGGGTTTGAAACTAAGCTAGCGGGTCAGTCAGTGGAGCTGATGTCATGAAAAGACTGGTTCTTGCTGCTTTACTGGCTGGGCTGGTTGTTCCGGCTTGGGCCGGCAACCCTGTTTATTTGAACTCCAACCATGACGCCCCGGCGGTTATCGTCACGGGCACCGTGCCCGGAAGCAGTGCGCGAAACTTCCCCGGCTGCACAGTAGGCACTGTGTCGACTCAGTGCCTAGCGGCAGGTACGGTTGTCAATTTCGTCGGGATGCAGAACACGTCTTCCACGGCGCTGGTGGCTTGCGCGTGGGGCGCGGCAGCGGTGTTAAACTCGTCCACTTCGATACAATTAACGCCCGGGGCGTATGCGTCGTGGGGTCCCAATACGGCGGGGGTTCCCAGCGGGGCGTTGAATTGTATTGCTTCGGTCGCGTCTTCCCCGCTTTACCTGGAGTGGAACTAATGACTGATCGTGTAAAGGCCGCCTTGGACGCCGTGGCGAAGTTGGCTGAAGACGGCCGGAGGCTCGCGGAGCGGTGTGATGCGCTGGCGGGGCGAGCGGACGCTTCCGCTTTCAAGAAGCTAGAAGGTAAGTTGGCCAGGCGTAAGGGCGTCTATGACCCCGCTGGCCTCGCCGCAGCCATCGGCCGAAAGAAGTACGGTGAGAAGGGTATGGAGAAGAAGGCGGAGGCTGGGCGCAAGTGATCCACGCCGCAGGTATACTCTTCCGCTCGCCCTCAGGGCGTGTTTTACTACTGCTCCGCAGCGCCGAGGGAGACGCGGGTGGAACTTGGGGCACGCCTGGCGGCAAGATCGAGGACGGCGAGACGCCAGAGCAGGCGGCGGTGCGCGAGACGCTAGAGGAGACCGGCTACCGCGCCGGTCATGCCGGAACGTTTCACATGCGCCGGGTAAAGGATGGTGTGGATTACACCACCTTCCTGCGCAACATTGACGATGAGTTCGTCCCGAAGTTGAACAAGGAGCACACAGCGTTCATGTGGGTAAAACCCGAGGAGGCAATGGAACTGTCTTGAACCTCCATCCCGGCGTCATACCCGTTCTGCGCAAGCTGAACGCTAACGAGTTGGACATCGCGGACATGATCCGCGACGGTGATTTGACGTCGCCCCAGCGGTTTCACAACGTTTCTTTGTACAATATCCGAATCACTGGTGTGGGTGTCAGTTATCGCCCGACTTTAGACGAGTACGTTTACCGTAAACCCGAGAACTACTTGACCGAAGAGTTTTTGCGTCGTTGTAACGGTTTGTCTGTCATCATGCACCACCCCAAGGACTCGTTGCTGACCAGCGACGAATACGCCGACCGGGTGGTGGGTTCAGTGTTCGTACCATACATTCGTGATGAGGAGGTGTGGGCTGTAGCTAAAATTTACGACGACGAGGCAATTCAACAACTGACTGATAATCAGATGTCTACCTCCCCGGCGGTGTTGCTTTCCAAGAGCGAAAAGGTTAAGCTTAAGGACGGCAAGACCCTGCTGGTGGAGGGACAACCCACGCTGCTGGACCACATAGCATTGTGCCACAACGGCGTCTGGGACAAGGGCGGTGAGCCCACAGGCGTGGAAAGTGAAACCCTAACTAGGAAGGATAGCATCATGGCTGAAGACGCCGAGAAGGACCGCAAGGAAAAGGAAGAGAACGAGCGCAAGGATGCGGCGGCTCGGGCCGACGCTGAAAAGCGCGCCGATGAGCAGTTCGACATGCTGCTCAAAGGCATTGACTCCGTGCGCGCGGCACTGGACGCTGCTAACTCCCGCATGGACGCGTTGGAGAAAGAGCGCAAGGACGCCGACAAAGATGAAGACGAGGACGACGAAGGGTCCGAGGAGAAAGACAAGGACAAGGACGACAAAAACGAGGACGACCGCGACAGCACGCAGGCCAAGCAGTTGGCCGCCGACGCCAAGAAGCGGGCGGACTCGGCCGAGCGCCAGAACCGCGAACTCCAGGAACAACTGAAGGCCCTGCAGGCCAGCTTGTCCGGCCTGGAGAGCATGGTACGGAAGCCGTTTAGCGACGAGCATCGGGGCGAACTCACGTCGGCTCAGGCCCGCGCTGACTCCGTCATGCAGCAGTTCGGGGAGGAAGCCCCCCGGTTTATGGTGGGCGAGACGCCGCGCACTTACCGTCAGCGGCTGGCGGCCATGCTGCAGAAGTACAGCGACAAGTGGAAGGACATCCGCCTGGACGCCATTACCGATGACTCCGCGTTCAAGGTAATAGAGGATCAGGTGTACGCTGACGCCGTGGCCTCGGCGCGTCGTCCGCGCGGAATGAAGCCAGGTACGTTGCGCGAAATCACGCGCCGCTCGCCATCGGGTCACATCATTACCGAGTTCGCCGGAACTGACAGTTTCGTCACGCAGTTCCGTCGTCCGCTCCGCCGGGTCGGCCGGTTCAACCTGGGCAGCCACTAACCGGCCCATGCCCCACAGAGAAGGACTACGTAAATGACGGCCAGCATTCCGTTCAACTATATGCAGCAGACCGTGGCTGCAGGTACGTTCAATATCCTGTCCACGGGTTATATCCAGGGCATGTTCCTCGACGACCCCACCATCCGTTACCAGTTGGCGGGCGGCGTGCTGGCGTCTACAGAAACACTACCCATGTGGGGGGGCGTCGGCCTCAGTGAAACCTCCCTGCCTAATGGGGGGTCCAATCCCCCGGATGGCACTCAGGGTGGTCTCATCAGCCGCGCCACCGCCATCTCGGGGTCGGGCGCTGCTGGAGCACTCACGGGTTTCAGCGTGTTTAACCAAGCCTACGGCATGGTCATCACGCCGCAGTCGCCTGTGCCGCAAGCGGCTTCAGGCATGCAGGTGGAGTTCTTCCGCCTTGGGTCCAACGCCCGCATCGTGGTGGCGGCGTCCACGGCGCTCAGCGCCGTCAGCGGCAACCCGATCACCCAGCAGGTCAGCTGGGATTTCGTGAACCAACAGTTGATCCCGTACATCCCCGCTTACTCCCAGGCTACGGCGACGGCGGTGGCGTACAACTCTAGCACGGGCGTGTTGGCCCTGACGTTCGCCTCTGCACCTTTCGGAGCCTCCTACAACTCCCCCGGCGCGGTGGTGTCCATCTCGGGCACCGTGGGCACGGGTTCTGGCGTCTCCCAGCTAAACGGCACGTTCGCCGTGATCAGCACGGCGTCGTCGGGCACGGTGGTCAACCTTCAGGCCCCCACGGGCTTGACGGCTTCGGGCCTGTCGGGTTCGGTGCTGGCGGCAGGCGGTGGCGCTCTTCCGGTGAAGGTGTTGGAGTATCTGTCCAACAACTGCATGACCGTCGTGTACAACGCCGCCACCGGATACACCACATGGTATGTCAACGGCTCCGCAGCCGTCATCCAAATCTGAGGACTCAGGGCGCGCGCCCTATAGACAAGGAGAAGTCAAATGGGCATCGTCGCCCCCGCCTACGTCACTGTCAACCCCCATTTCATGGAGCCCGGCCTGTTGGTCGCGCAGAGCCAAGTGTCGGGGGCATTCGAGTTGCTTCCCGATGGCAAGCCCGAGGTCAGGTTGGAGGAGGACACGCTGGCTGTGTACATCCGCCGGCTGGATTTCCGGTCCAAGGCCGCTAGCGGTCAAGCCGCGTACAACATGTTGCCGAACGTCAACTTGGCGTTTAGTTACATCAGCACGCCGACTTACCTGACACGTTGCCGCGCTGAATACGACCACCACGACACGGCGGCAGCCGGGCGCTGGAACGTCGGTATTCAGCAGGCTTACCGCCTGGGCATGCGGCAGGCTCATTTCAACATCATGCGGCAGGCGCTATTGTATGGAATCAACCCGGCTTTCGGCGAGGGGTTAGTGAACGCGGCCGGCGCAACCAGCGTCAATTTGCCCGCCGACAGCAACGGCAACACCACCATCGTCACCTACGACAACGGACAGATCGCCCAGTACCTGCTGAGCCTGTTGTTCGCGATCAAGACCCGCACCAACCAGATCGGCGTCGGCAAGAATTTCACCATTCTGGCCCCGCAGCGCATTCTCGGGCAATGGGAATACTCCGTAGTGCAACTGGTGCAGTACCAGCGGGCCGGCGCGGGCACGGAGACCTCGGCGGGCATGGTCAAGCTGATCGGCGAAGTTAACGAAGACGACATCAAGTGGGTGGCCGACGACACGCTGATCGGTAAGGGTAACGGTGGCACCGACCTCATCATCATCGTCATGCCGGATCTGGAAGTGATGGACGCGGCCAGCGAGATCAATACCAACGAGTTCGCCAAGACCACGCCGAACGTCAGGTTCAATACCGCGATGTACACCGACATGGTCGCGCCGCGCGAAATCACGACGCCGCTTCCTGGCGGCGCGGTGGACGTGCTCAGCGAACACCGCATCACCTCGGGTTGGGGTGTGCGGCCGGAAAGTCTGACGCTCCTCAGCGCGCAGTACCAATAACGTCGGCCTCCCCGCAAGGGGTGACCGCCGCCCCGGAGTTATTAAAACGGTAATGCTCACCCTACCGCCGCTCCGGGGCGGCACCATGGGTGGGCGCAAGAAGGGGTGAGACCCATGCACATGTTTGTAGCCAACGCCAGCTTGCAGAAGTTCCAGTTCCACTACCGTTTGCCCGAGCAGACCAAGCAGCGCACATTGGAGATTGAGCCCCTGAGTCAGACGGCTATCCCAGACGAGCTTCAGCCCGCCGACGTGGACTCCGTTCTGGCTCAGCACGAGCCATATGGTATGGTGTCCGTGGAGGCGGTCAAGGGTGGCGTTCGGTTGAAGAGCCGTTCGGTTCTGTTGTACAGCACGGAAGGCCCGGTGCCAGCCCCGCTGATCCGCACGCTGTATGACCTGAACCGGGGGTTACTGGACGAGTTTGGTCGTAACATTCGGCGCGAGGCGGCCATCGCGACCAACAACGTGTTGCAGAACACGTTGGACACGCAGCGTAGCATGGGCCTGGACGCCCAGGTAGCGGAGGTCGAAATGACCGTTCAGGAGGAGGAACCCAGCAACGGGTTCGGCGACAAGAAGCCCATCGGGGAGGGTTTTGTGGTGACGGAGCAAGGCGAAGACAACAAGCCCACCACCTCCAAGCGTAGGGGCCGCTGATGGTTGACGACGCTCTGGGCGGCGGCGTAGGACCCTCCCTCGGGGGGTTTGTCCTGTTCGTCCAGGACGTCATGGCCCCCCCGGCCCCGTTTGACCCCACTACGTCAAACTATGTTCCATACGCTTACAACTATGCCGTACAGGCTGCCAACAACAACTTGCAGTTCGTTACGGGGCAGCCGGGGGCGTGGAACATTTATGCGTTGTCAGTTTACAACTTGGCGGCGGATTTCCTGATCCAAATCACGCAGGATCCCCCGGGGGCTCCTGTGGTGGCCATGTCGGAACCCCCCATGCCTTACTGGCAGTGGTTGAGGAAGCAGTACGGCATCAGTTCGGTCAGCCTGGGAATAGTACAATCGACCGGAGACAACGGCACCAGCACTAGTCTGCTGTTGCCTCAACAATTCGCCAGTTTCACGCTGGCCAACATGATGCAGGCGAAGACGCCCTACGGTCGTCAGTACCTGGCGATGGCGGGGTCCTGGGGCTCGCTATGGGGCATGGATTAAAGGAGACGGGTCATGGCGCTTAGCAAGTCACAGCAGGCCCACCAGAGGCTGGCGGGCATTAACCATGAATACGAGGCTAAACACCGCGCGGCCCACGCCGCTTTCAACATGGTGTTCAACCGTGTGATGAAGAAGCACGGTTTGGAATTAAGTACCAACGCGCAAGGCGTGGCCAACATGCTGGACGTCAATTCATTTCCGGCAGCGTTTCACCAAGATCCGGAACTGGTGGCGGCCCGTGCGGCGCACTTGACGCGCATCAACCAGATTCATTCCGGTAGGCACAACGCGGCTCGTAACGCAGGGTTCGGCGGGGTGCGGTTCGTGCGGACGGCGAAGGAAGTTCAGTGACCAAGCTCCATATGGGTGTGATCGACATGCCGTACAGCAACGGTAAATCCACCACGGGTGACGTGGCGGAGATACTGGAGGCTAAGTATGGTATTATCAATTACTTCTTCGAGCAGAACCGGATAAAGATCATGTCCGAGCTGGAGGGAGGCGTAGCCGGGGCATTTGAAAACTACCTGGTTGGGGGTGTGGTGAGTACTGACCCCTTCTTGGCGGGTACGGCGGAGATTGAGAAAATGTTCCACGAGTTTCTTACTACCAAGCAAATGGATCACAAAGTTCCAGGTGTTCCCACACGGGCATCGCTCCAGGGCGTGAGCAGCCGTTTCAAAAGCCGACGCGGGCCGCCGCGACCGTCTTTCGTGGACACCGGCTTGTACGAGAACTCCTTCAAAGCGTGGGTGTCGTTGTGAGGTCCTCCACACCACAGGCGGCTATGGCCGCTCCCGACCAACACGCGCTAGTCGCGGGCCAGGGCTACGTGTACGCGGGTACCCTACGTACGCCTAGCACGGGCGTGACCGGGCTATGCACGCCGCCGAATGGCACGGCGGACGGTACGGTACATCTTATCGCCCCACCCCAAGGCGGCCCGGCACAAGCGTTCACGTGGAACGCGACCCTAAAATTGTGGATGACGACCTCGGCGCTCAGCAAGCGCCTCGGGTTCCCCCCGGACTACCTGTCCCGTCATGGGTGGTCCTACGTTAAGCCGGCGACATAACACATGGTTAGCCTGACCGAAAGCGCCAACGCCTCGTCCCTGCTAGGGGGAACCCTAGACGCGGGGCTGAACGCGCTATCGGCCAATGATTCGGTCACGTTCACCCGCTATGTACGGCTAGTGCTTCCCTTGGACGGTTTCGTGTTCTGGGTGCGCGCCGGCTTGCTAACCCCCTCGGCGTTATTCAATGCTTCTGTGTACAACACGCAGACGTTGGGCGCGGCGCAAGGTGCGGCCGGTTCCCCGGATCAAGTTACTGTTATGGGGTCCGTGCACGTCTCCAACCAGCACAACCAGGTGGAGAGCGAAAGCGAAGGCGTGGCAACCGTGTTGTTCACGGCTCAAGACCCAATCCAGCAGTTCACCACCATCGGCCCTAACGAATTATGGTTAGGCGTATACAATAACGACGGCGAGGGTCTGGACCCGCCGGTGACGTTCGCCTTCTCGGCGCGCGGCCCGTATTACAAGCAGGCCAACTTGTACCACTACACGGGCACAGCGGTGCTGCCCGCGTTTCAGGCCAACATGATCAGCGAAGTGGGGCAGATCAACAACGCCCCGCTTTACATCAGCAACAGCCTGCCCGCGTGGTTAGCACTAAGCAATTACGACCCGCCTTACGATAACGGCATCAATTGCCACCTGCCGCTGTATCCCAGCTTCTTAGTGCCCGACAACTTGCAACCCCCTTACGGGGTGGTGCATATCGAGCCGAATGGCACGCAGGGCCACCAGGCGGCCCCGTTGTTCGACCGCACGCTAGGTCAGACGGCGCTGAGCCAGGACCGGGTGCGGGTGACGTTGTATGGGTTAACCAACGACGCCGCGTTGATGTTTCTAGACGCTGTGCTCCAGTACAGTTATGACTACGAGACCATCGGCATGGCCAATATGCCCGTGGTGCGCGACGAAAAGCGCATTCAGCCCGAGATGGGTGTGGTAGCCCTGAAAAAGACCATAGAGTTCGAAGTATGGTACAACCAGGCGAGTATGCGTAACGTAGCCCGCCAACAGATACAGAGTTGGATCAATAACTACCTACCCCAGCCGTTGACAGCGGAGGGGTTCGGTCCCCCCGCACCCTAAAGGAGAACGCAAGTGCCCCAGAACAACATTTTTGCCCCGTTCGTCAACACCTCTAAGAAACAAGTTCCGGCTCAACTTGACGCTGCGGGCCTTCTGAAGACCACCGCCGGTGGCTCGTCCAGCGCGCTGAACGTCACGGCGGCCACAGTGGTTAAGGCCACCCCCGGCCGGTTGGCCAAGATCATTATCATCGCGCCGGGGTCCACCTCGGGCGCGTTCACGATTAATGACAGCGCGACCACAGCTGGTGCCTCGGCGGCCAACGAAATTTTCACACTGGCGTACAACGCCACGGCGAACGTCGCTGGCGCGATCTTCAATCTGGACTGGCCGTGCGCCAACGGCATCACGGTGTCGGCGGTTCCGGGGGGTGGCTCGCCGGTGCTCGCGCTGAGCTTCACCTAACCCTACCCGATAACCCGTCGCCGTAGGAGGGCAGGGAACCATGGCTAACAACATCGTCCTCGTAAATGTGAGCTTACAGGTAGCTCCGACTCCGGCGACGCTTCAGCAGACCGGCGCTCTAGTTTCCTACGGCGGCACCATCATTTCGCCCGGAACCTACCAGTTGCTGACGCAACTCAGCGACCTGACGCCGTACATCACCCCGCCCGAGACTGTGACTTCGGCGGTGTGGAGCAGTGGTGTGGTGACGGTGACCACGACCGTTCCCCACAACCTGCCGAACGGCCAAGTGATTTGGCTGAACCTCGCGGGCTTCACCCCGTCCGGGTACAATGGTTCCTACGAGTGTACCGTGACCGGGGCCAACACGTTCACCTACGCCCTGGCCAACAGTCCGGGCAGCGTCACGGTGGAGGGCACTTGGCAGCCGATGAGCGCCACCACGGTGGTACAAATGGCTACCACGTTCTTCGGCATGGGTTGGTCGCGGGCGGTCTATGTTCTGGAGATGGGCGTTAGTGACGAAAACCATGCCATCGCCAACTTTAGCACCTACCTGACCAACAACCCCAACAGCAACTATACGCCCGGCGCGAGCGGCTACTTCTACTCTTACCTGCTCCCCCGGACGTGGGACGCCAATGCCAACCTTCTCACGCTCTTGCAGAACTACGAGAGCCCGACCGCGCGAACTTACTTTTTCATCACCACGACGCTGGCTACTTACGGCGTTTACACTGCGTTGGAGAAGTGCGCAGTCACGATGATCGAGTCCCCGCTTTGGGGGACTTGGGCGACGAACCAACTGACGGCGGCCACGTGGACCTCGGGCGTGGTGACGGCGACCACCACCACCGCTCACGGCGTCGTGCCGGGGGACTGGTTCCAAATCGCAGGCTGCGTGCCCGTGGCGTATAACGGCTGGCACCAGGCAACGGCCGGCACTACGGCGAGCACGTTGACGTGGTTGAATTCCGCGAACCCCGGGACCATCACCTCCGAAGGCTACCTGGTCGCCAGCTATTATTCCAATCCCGGGGTGTCCAGCAACGAGTTTTCGCTGGCGGCGGCGTTCTACGCTAGTCTCAATTATTCCCCTAGCACCACCAACCGGGTGGCTCCGTTCGCCTTCCAGTTCCTGTACGGGGTGACGCCGTTCCCGACCCGTTATAACAACTCGTTGCTCGCCACGCTCAAGGCGGCGGGGGTCAATTACGTGGGTACTGGGGCGGAGGGCGGCATCAGTAACGCTGTGCTCTATTGGGGCACGACGATGGATCTTAACTCGTTCAATTACTGGTACAGCATTGACTGGGTGCAGATCAACCTGGACATGGACACGGCGAACGCGGTCATCAATGGCTCCAACAATCCCGTCAACCCACTTTACTACAACCAGCCGGGCATCGACTCCCTGCAGGCGGTGGCGGTGGGTACTATGAACCGGGGTATCACCTACGGGCTGGTGTCGGGTAATGTCATCGCCACGACGCTGGACGGCCCCGTGTTGGATACGAACCTTAGCGCCGGCCTGTACGCCGACCAGACGGTAGTCAACGCCGTGCCTTTCATCACCTACTCGCTGGAGAATCCTAGCGACTACAAGATCGGCCGTTATGCCGGACTGAGTGTCGTATACATGCCCCAGCAAGGTTTCACTCAGATCGTGTACAACGTCGTCGCCACCCAGCTGATCGCCCAGTGAGGAACTGAACCATGGCAAACCCTATCGTTCCGCAGGGGACGTTAAACCGTCTCCGAGGTTCCGTCACCGTCGCCGGGAACCCGGGGCTGAACGTCACCGCGTCCTATTTGGGTAAAGACGGCATCTCCATGAGTTTCGACGGCGCGGCCAACACGGCTATCGACACCATGGTGGGTATTGTACAATCCCCGGAACCGTATCAGCGCGTCACGCTGGCCATCCATCTGCTCAAGACCCAGGCCCTGGCGGAGTTGTGGAAACAGCAGATTGAATCCAACGTGCTGATCGGCGACGTTGTAATCAAAACCGACGCCTCGACGCTCAACCCCTACCAGTTGAGCAACTGCGCCGTAGTGAACGTCAACCCGTTGAAATTCGACGGAACGGACGCCGGATGGGTCGTGATGGTCGTCGGCATCTACTACATCAACAGTCAACTGTGGTCCATCTGACGATAACGACGGGGTGAGCACCCATGGCAATCCGAATTAACCGTAGACTTTGTATGGTGGTGCCCGTAGAGCTAGCGGACGGCTCTACGGTTTACGTTCACAGCACGCCGATTGGGCGTGAAGTGTTCGAGACGTACTTCGAGAACTTCTCACGCACGTTCACACAGATTTACGCCGGAGGCCACGGGATTACCTCAGCCCCCCGGATAGCATACCTGCTGCTAAAGAAGGACGCCCAGGAGCACGGCAACTGGGAAGGCGAGCGGGGGGTGCGGCGCGGGTTGTTTGAAGAGATCGCTCGGCTGACCAGCGTGGTGGCCCCCGGAGCCGGGGGGTGGACGACGATGCCGTGGGACGAGGCTGTGAAGGCGGGGGTGCTGGACGAGGACGACGTGAGCGAGGTGTGGAACGCTCTGGCTTATTTTACGCTAGCCTCAGCCATGCACAAGAAGGCAGAGCTGAGGCCAATGTTAGAGGCAGCGTTGAGTCTGTGGGGTGCGCGGCCCGAATCATTGAATTGTACGGAGTTCATCGCTTCCTTGCCGACATCGACTCCGACCGACAATTCTGGCGAGAAGGCGACACTATCTTCCATACCGCAGTAGACTGGGCCGCCACGGTTGGTTTTCGGGATTTGCAGGAGCATTACAACGACAAGCTGATCGAGATGGGGCGCGAGCCCCTGCCGGTGTACACAACGCCCCTGGAGTTCCGGAACAGGTTCCTGATCCGGTTCCTAGAGGCTCAGAACAGGAGAAGCAACAATGGCTAAGTTGGAAGACTGCACCAAGGCGATGGACGCGCTAATGGACAGCGTGGGGAAGCTGAACGCGCGGATGGACGCGATGGGGGCGATGGGGGCGAAGAGGGCGGACGGCTACTCCCCGGCCGGGGGGTTCCATAACTACCTCGTGTCCAAAGGTTACACTCACAAAGGGACGGAGTCTCGTGAGAGGGTGAAGTTTCACTCCTATTTGCACCCGAAACATCCCGGCGTAACTGTTGCTGAACATGAGGGTGGGATGGCTCACTACTGGACCAGTAGGGGGAAAAGCGGCCACAACACTACTCAACTCCACACACACCTGGGGCGTCCGAAAGACGCAGAGTAACCTTTCGTGCCCCTCAAGCACAAAATAGACCCCATCGAGGCCGACGTAAAGAACATCACGGCGAGCCGTGATGCGTTGTCTAATTTCATCGCCAAGGTGCGGTCTGACAAGACAGAGTGGGGCAAGTACGGTCAAGAGTTGAGCAAAGCGTACAAGCTCAACTTCCAGATCAGCCAGTTGAGCCGAACCACTGCCGACCGTATGGACAGTGTGGCGGGCAAGACGGAGCGCATGGGCGGGGTGCTGCGGGGCGTCACCAACGCCTTCGGCACCCTAGCAAACCACACCAAGAGCATCGCCGAGCACCTGGGGCGCATTAGCGTTAGCCTATTGAGCTTCGCCACCCTAGCGGGCTTCGTCGGGGGTCTTGTCGGCGGCGGTAGCATGTTTGGTCTCACGGAGGCTAGCCAAGCCATCGCGGTGCGCCGGCGCATGCTGCTGGGCGTGGGCGGCAGTTACGGGGCATACAGCTCTTTCGGCCTGAACATGGGTCGATTCGTAGACACCCAGGCGCTGTTGGGCGGGGTGTTCGCGGGCACCTACGACGTGACCTCCCCGGCCTACCGGGGTCTCATGGTGGCGGGCGCGGCCCCCGGCCGAACGGACAGCCCGACCGATACGGCGGTAGACGTGCTGCGCCGCTTACCTCAGATCTTCGACGGCACGCCGAAGGAGTTGGTGGGACCGCGCGCCCAGTCCCTCGGGCTAACTGACCTGCTTAGTTTGCAAGACATACGCCGATACCTGGAGGCCAGCCCCGAGGAGCGTGAGAAGCAAATTAGCCAATACGGGGCGGACCGCAACAGCTTAGACCTGTCGCCGGCCGTGTTGGAGAAGTGGCAAAACTTCACCAACGCCGTCGACCGCGCGGGGTTGCGTATAGAAGCCGTGTTGGGCAACCGGCTGGCCAGCCTGTCGCCGCCGCTTCAAAAACTGTCAGAGCAGGCCACCCGCTTCGTGTCGGCGTTGATCGGTTCCAAGACCTTTTCCGACGCAATTCAGAAAGTCACGGAGGGCGTTAACTGGCTCGCCGGGCAGTTCTCCAACGCCCAGTTCAAGCGTGATATGGCGGATTTCCTTCAGGGCATGGGACAGTTGCTGCCCTTGTTGCAGAACGCCGTCAGCGTGGCCAGTGGCATCATTCGCGGCGGGTGGTACGTGGGTAGGCTATTCCTAGACCCGAAATATAACCCGCCGTCATTCGGTAGCTTTTTGAACGACGTGTTGCCGCCAGTAGACCCGGAAGGCGGCGTCTCGCGCACCAAAGGGCCACCCACCACTTTTGACCGCAATTCCATCCGTTACGGTCACCACCGGCGAGTCAGGAGCGAGCAGCCCGGTTACACAGGCACAGGAACACACGACCCGTCGTTGACCCCTGACCCCTACTCACACTTCACACCCCCGGCCGCTTGGAGTCACGCTCCTATCCCCGTCCGTCCGGCCCCGCATCTTCCCCCGGCCGACCCCCACTCAATTAGGTACGGCCACCACCCCAGGGACGCTTACCAGGGCCTCCGCATACTTCCGGGTCATGGGGCGACAGCCGGGGGACCAGTTCAGCCGGGGTTATTGGACGTGGCGCGCGAACTACAGAGCAGCGACCCTTCGGTGGGGTTCACGGCGCTTAATGACCGTTACCACGTGCTGGGTGGGGGTAGTGGGCCTTACGGAGCACACGGCCAAGGGCTGGCGTTCGACGCCACGATGGAGAACATAGAGGCCGACAAACAGATACTCAGGCAGAGGATGGAACGGGAAGGTTTCGTCGAGGGCGCGTGGGGCTCAGGCCAAGGAGATTTCTCTATAGAGCCGGGGGCGGGTGGTGGTACAGGCCCGCATTTGCATTTCCAGTGGAACAGCGCCGAAGCAGCGCAGCGTTATCACGCCTACGTAGAGCAGCACAAGAAACACAACGCGCCGCGCAGCGTAGCGCGGCCCCCCCAGCAGCAGACCAGCATGCTGGACAACCTACACCACGCGGCGCGGCAACCCAAGGTGGTGGTGGTGGAGAATAACAGCAACACGATGGCCCACGTGAGCACCGACCGCATGGCGTGGGCCTAGCCCATGTCCCTCCGCACCATACTAGAGGTCGAGATCGACGACAGCCGCTTCCGGAAGTTCCGGGAGCTGTTTGACTCTTACCAGAAGACGCTTGAGAAGGTGCCAGGGGCGTGGAAAGAGGTTAACAAGCAGACCCAGGCCAACAAGACGCTGGTGGACCAGTTGATCGCGGCTGCAGCGGCCCAGGGCAACACGGGCGAGCAGAAGGCCGCGACGGCGCGCAAGATTGAATCCAGCCTACGCGGCTCGTCCAAGCTGTGGGAAGTCACGGCCGGCTCCGTTGACTTGGTGGGCAAGCACATCAGCAACATCACCTCCAAGCTGGCCAAATGGACCACGTTGACCACGGCGTTCACCGGCCTGCTCGGCGGGGGAAGCTTGTGGGGCATCGACAAGTTGGCGGAGGTCATCGCCAACAACAGACGAACTGCGATGGGCCTGGGCTCCAGTTACGGCTCCATGAACTCTTTCAACTTGAACTACTCGCGACTCATTAACACTGGCTCCTTTCTCAACAACATCTCCAACGCGCGCTTCGACATCACCTCCCCGGCTTACCGGGCGCTCATCTCCCTGGGTATCAACCCTAACAAGATACGGAACAGCGATACATCAGACTTGGCCCAGGAGACGGTGACGCGCATTCATCAGTTGTTTGCTGGGACTAAGCCCGGCATGGTGGGGGCGAAGGCCCAGGCTTATGGCGTAGACCAGTTGATGTCCCTTCAGGAGATAGTGGCCATCTCAAAGGCGAACCCCGAGGAATTGAAGCGCATCGCGGGGAAGTACAAGCAAGACTCCAAGACAATGGGCGTGGGTGACGCGGCCCAACGTAAGTGGCAAGATTTGGTGACAGCGCTCGACCGCGCCGGCCGGCGCATCCAGGCCGTGTTTATGGACAAACTGGCCGCCTTGGAGCCAGCGCTGGAGAAGTTGTCTTCGGCCGTGGTGGACGCCGTCGCGGCGTTCGCCAACAGCGGCGTGTTGGAGCAGTGGATCACAGCGATAAGCGGAGGGTTGGGGCGGCTGGCCGACTTCATCGACAGCCCTGAGTTCCAGAAGGACGTTCGGTCTTTCGGGGCGTGGCTGGCCGAGGCGGTTAAGACCATCTGGCGCTTCGTGGCGGCCTTCGGCGGCAAGGTTGGGGACGCGGTGGGCACCACCTTAGACGGGGCCGTTGACCCGTCATACAAGAAAGACGCTTACGTTCCGCTCGCCCCAGACTACGGCGCGGCGGCGCGCGGCCCGTCTAGCTCGCCTCACTCGCCGAAGGCGGACTGGAACGACACGTCCAATCCCCCGGCCGGGGGGTCTTCCTCTCCTCCTTTGGGTTCTACGGCCAGCACCAAGGCGTTGTGGTTGATGGGGCAGCTTCAGAAAGATTACAACCTCACGCCAGAACAGGCGGCCGGCGCTGTTGGTTGGATGATGGGCGAAACGGCTGGAACCATGCGGCCCGATATCGTGCGACCGGGGGGCGAAGATACTGGCTGGGCGCAGTGGGTTGGGTCTCGTCGCCAGGAACTATTGGCGCGGGGGCCGTTGACCGATGCGAGCAACTATGCTCAGATCAAGCATGAATTGGACACCAATTATTCGGGCGTGCTGGAACACTTACGGCAGGCAAAAACAGTGGACGAGGCCCTATACGATTGGGGTGAATATTACGAGGGAGCAGGCGGCACTCCCGGGGGTATGGAGTACAATTACCAAATTCACCGTCCCTTTGGACACAGGGTGCTAGAGGACTACTATAAATCTGCGGGCAAAGTCCCACGCGTAGTGGTTCGGCCTAACACGGGGGCCAACCCTCATACGGCCGGCTACCTGGCCAATCAGTATTCTGTGCCGCAGGGGAGCAACTAACCCATGGGTATCAGCGGCGGCGCGGCGGCTTTCAAGCTCCAGTTTCAACTGTCCCCCATCGTCATGACGGGCGGCATTGCGTCGGGAATCATCGGCGGCGTGTTGCCCTTGATCCAACTGGTCAGCGGCCTCGCCGGAACCAGCCTGGTGGGGGAGAGTTCGTTCGGCGACTCTCTGGACGACGCGTTCGCCTTCTTCCAGCCCCTCCCTGGGGGCACGTTGATTGATCAGCAGATTGGCATGTACCCGTTCGCCAACCAGAAGGTGGCGGCCAACGCGGTCATTCAACAACCACTTAGCATCTCGATGCTGATGATCTGCCCCGCCGGCCGAGGCGGAGGCTACGCCAGCAAGTTCGGTCTGATGCAGGCGATGCAGGCTAGTTTCAAGGCTCACAACGTAGGGGGCGGTTTGTATGATATCATGACACCCAGTTACGTGTACACGAACTGCGTCATGACGAATATGACCGATGTGTCATCTAGCATGACCAAGCAGGTGCAGAACGCTTACAAGTTAGACTTTCTTCAACCTCTTGTGACGCTGGCCGACGCGGCGGGCGCACAGAGCGCGCTGATGAACAGCATCACCAACGGCACCCCGACGAACGGGGCGTTGAGCGGGCAGGCCGGTGTAGCTGGCGTCACGACGGGTGCGACAGCGCCGTCCTTCCTGGGCAACAACTCGGGACAGGGCGCGTCTAGCGTCGGGGGTGGAGCGCCATGACCTCCTACTACCCCCTCGTCCCGTCCACAGTCACCGCGCCCAGCTTCGCGCCTACGTTTGACGGCTCGCAGTACATTTGCACGGTCACGTGGAACCTGTTTGGCCAGCGGTATTACGTCAACTGTTATGACGGATCAGGCGACCGCATTTTCACTGTGCCGGTCATTCCTTCGGCCGACGCGCTAGCGCTGGCGTCCCTGGTATGGGACGCGGCTAGCCTCCGCGTTTTCGCCACCACCAAACAGCCCCACGGTCTCGCCGTAGGCACCCTAGTCCAACTGACCCTAGCGGGGACCTCCCCGGACGGTTATAACGGGGCCTACGCCTGCTCCATAACGTCTCCTACGGGGTTCTTCTATCCAATGAGCACTGATCCGGGGCAGATCGTCACGCTGGGTTCCGTGAGCTACCTGATCAGCATGACGGCAGGTTACTTCAACTCTACGCTGGTGTTTCGGGACGGGCAGTTCGAGGTATCACCGTGAGCCGCTGGTATAAAATACAAGCTGCCGGTTTGACGTTCGACGCCACGGGCGATCCGAACGCCCTTAACGTTGAATTTGACATCCCCGTAGCACCTTTGCACGTGCCCTCGGGCAAGGCTTTCGTACGGGTGTGGGGCATTGACCTCCAGACCCTGTTGAACGCTAATAGTTACAACAACCAGCCTATCACTGTGTACGGGGGTATGCAACAGGGTTTGCCGCTCGCCAACCCTAGTGAGCAGGGCGAGTTGGTACAGGGCAACATTTTCCCGGCGCTGGGCAATTGGGTTGGCACCGACATGACCCTGGACTTCTACATCGGCCCCCCGCTCGGGGCCAACAACCCAGGGCAGGACGTCAACATCGTTCACAACTGGCCGGCCAACACCCCGCTGTCGGGTCCGCTGAAGCAGACGTTGCAAACGGCGTTTCCGAAGCTTAATGTTGTGATGAACATCAGCCCCAACCTGAAACTTCCGCACGACGACCGGGGGATGTACCAGACGCTGGGTCAGTATGCAAATTACTTGTTCAAGATTAGTTGGGGCATCATGGGCAGCCAGAAAGGTTATTCCGGGCTGAAGATCACCATGAACCGTGGAAACCTGGTGGTGAGTGACGGCACCCAGTCATCCAGTGGCCCGCAGATCGCGTTCCAAGACCTTATCGGTCAACCAATTTGGACGGGGCCGCAAAGCATCCAATTCAAGACCGTGATGCGAGGGGACATACAGGTCAACGACAAGGTGACGTTGCCGCAGACACCGGCCACGTTGACCCCAGCGGCAGGTACGGCGGCAGGTAGTTCGGCGTCTAACCTTATCTCAGGGCAGTTTACGGTCACAAGCATTCGTCATACCGGAAATTTCCGTCAGCCCGATTGGCCCAGTTGGGCCACCACGTTTGACGCATTAAAGGCTACCTCCTAATGGCTGACAACGCCCTTGTCACACCCCTCGTATTCAGCCTCCCCGGTATAGCCCAGTCGCGCGCCGAGAATCAGGCCCAAGTTGATCCGCAACCTATCCCGGCCACCGTCACCAAGATCATGGGTGAAATGGTGGAAGTGCAGGTCACCACCCAAGGGCGGGGCACACCGTTTACTTTGCCGAAGTTCATTGTTCCTCAAGCGTTCTCCGAATGGATTCGTGAGCCGACGCAAGTGGGCGACAAAGGTTGGCTGATTCACGCCAACTATAACTTGGGCGGTCAAAGTGGACTGGGCGGCCCGTCCAACTACTACGGTCGGTCTAACCTGACGCCTATGGTGTTCCGCCACATCAGCCAGAAGCAATTCCCCAACAACACAAACCGCAACCTGAATCAGGTGTTCATCAATGGTCCCGAGGGGACGATGAACCAGACCACGGACGGAAAATACAGCATCAACGTGGACGGCAAGAACGGGCAGATCGTGTTGGGGGCCAACGGCTCGACGATCACGTTCACGAAGGACAGCGTGACCATCACGATAGGCGGCAACAGCCACGTGTTCACGTCTACGCAATACAAGAGCGCGGGTGACGTGTTGACTCAGCAGAACACGACGCTGGAGACTCACACCCACGCAGGCGGCCCGCCGCCGGATCCGGGGAGCTAAACGATGGTTATTTTTATGAGAACCAGAACTTCTGGTAGTGCTTACTACGCCCACTGGTGCGAGGGGTGCGAACAAGTACACTTAGTGCCAGATTTTTACGGTAGTAAAATACACTGGGAGTTTAACGGAAATTACGAAAAGCCAACCCTAAACCCCAGTGTACTCCAGGGGCCGGGAACGTCTACGATTTGTCACTATTTTATCCGGGATGGGAGCATTCAATATTGTGGGGATTGTTACCACGAACTAAATAACCAGACTAGACCACTTCTTCCAATACCGGAAGAAGAATTGAAGTGGTTGGTCCACTCATGAGAGTCTTCGGCCGCACCACGAACGAGTTGGGCGTACAAACTTGGACGGTCGTCGAGACCGACGCCAACGGGTACAATGATTTCGTCTATTTGACCGCGCTGGCGCAGGAACTCAAATTGAACCTGGGGGAGAGTCCATTCTGGGCTAACCGGGGCATACCCGCCAAGCAGAGTGTGGTGCAGCAGGTGGCCCCCGACTATTACACTATGCTCATGCAACAACGTTATGCGCCTTATTTTATGAGCATCAGCATAGCGAAAGCCCCTTTGACGTACACCAAAGGGGGGTTATACTCCCCCGCTTATAACATCAGCGTCACCACGCACTACGGCGTGGTGTTCCAAACATCGGTGCCCATCTGATGGCGACCTTTCCTATCATTATGGGTACTTCGGGGTATATCCCGCAAACGCCAGCTTCTCTTCAACAACAGTTGTTGTCCAGCGTCGCGGCGACCAACCCCGGTTACACGGCGAACTTGCCGGGTACATTGATCGAGGACATTAGCTCTACCGACGTGGCGGCGCTGCTCCAGTGTGACTCCAGCGTGGCGGAGATCATCAACTCCCTGACCCCCTACGGGGCCAATGAGTTCTTGCTCAATCAATTGGGGAACCTCTACGGGGTGTTGCCCCAGGTGGCCACCAACACCTCCGTAAACGTCGTGTTCACCGGCCCCCCCGGGTTCGTCATCGCTACGGGTTTCGTGGTGGGGGACGGTAATTACCAGTACGTTGTGCAAGCTCCGGGTGGCATAATCGGGGCCGGAGGCAACAGCCTACCGCTGTATGCCGTAGCCAACACTACGGGCACGTGGGCCGTGCCAGCGGGCAGCGTGACGGAGCTAGTGACCTCCGCTCCCGTCAACGTAACGCTTACGGTGAATAACCCTGAGGACGGCACCCCCTCGGCGGCCGGCGAGACGGTGGAAGCCTACCGGACCCGTGTGCTCCAGGCGGGTTACGCCCCCGGTCAGGGTATGCTGACGTATCTAAAAACGCTTTTGGGCAACGTTCCGGGCGTCGCTTCACGACTTATATCCGTGCGGCAGGTTAGCACAAATCCCTATTACTGGGAGGTCATCTGTGGCGGGGGTGATCAGTACCAGGTAGCATTTGCCATCTTCTCGGCAGGATTGCTTCTCACCAGTCTGACGGGTTCGGTGTTGAGTGTTTCGGGAATCACCAACGCGACCCAAGCCGTGGTGACTACCACTCTTAATCATGGTTATACGACGGGGCAAGTGGCTCAGATCACCGGCGCGACCGGCATGACGGCGATAAACAACATCAATTTCACGGTCACGGTGCTGACTCCAACTACGTTTAGCATCAACGTGGACACCACAACCTTCGGAGCTTACACGGGGGGCGGCTCGTTGACCCCCAACCTACGCAACGTTACGGTTCCCGTCTACGATTACCCGGACACCTACCAGGTGACGTACGTCAACCCTCCGTTACAACAGGTGGCCATCACGGCGAAATGGAACACCATAGCCACCAACTATATTTCGCCTGTCGCTGTGGCGCAGTTGGCCCAGCCAGCAATCGTGGACTACATCAACGGAATCGTAGTTGGTCAACCCATTAACTTGATGGAATTAAACACAGTGTTCCAGACGGCAGTGGCCAGCTTGTTACCCGCCCAGCTGTTAACGCGCCTCGTGTTCACGGTCAGCATCAACGGGAACGGGGCTAGCCCGCTAAGCGGCACATATGAAATACCGGGGGACCCCGAGAGCTACTTTTACACCACCATCGCATCCGTGACGGTGACCCAGGGATGACCTCCACCGTCGTCAAACCCGGCCTAACCTCGCAAACCACGGCGGGCGGGGTAGGCGTACAAGTAATCCCTCCCGGAACCGGGGGTGGTGTGATCACCAACCCTGCGGTAGACCAGGGGTTGACGTTCATAGAACCCCTGTTCGTCAGTCTGGTTTCGCCCAACCCGACCCTTTTCGAAAACAACGTCACCACCAGGGTTTGGCCGGGACAGAGTTTCAACGTTCCAGCTAACTTGTCTAGTGGTGTATACGTATCGACGCCCAGTCCTGGGCATTTGTTCACAGCTTATTATTTGGGACCAGGGTCCAACTACCCACCCACTCCCGTGCCGGGCACGTTTCCCCCGGCCGCCCCCACCACTATGACGCAGGTGATACCTTCTTTCTTGTACCAGGAGTACAACGACGATGATGACCTGCAGGCTTTCGTGGCCAGCCAGAACCAACTAACTCAGACATTCATCAACACCATCAACGGGTTAAACCTACCCATCTACACCGGCGGCGTCGTCTCGGGCGCTTTGCTAGACTGGGTGGGGGCGGGACTTTACGGCATCCCCCGGCCGACGCTGTCATCCTACCAATACAGTCTAGTGGGTCCGTTCAACACTTACCAGTTCAATACGGTGGAGCTCAACGGCAGTTATTTCAATTCCCCCGACGCCATACAGGTGGTGACGGACGACACCTACCGCCGAGTGCTCACTTGGGCACTGTTGAAGGGCGACGGTAAGGTGGTAAATATTCGTTGGCTAAAGCGGCGCATCATGCAGTTCCTCACCGGGACTAACGGGGTGCCAATCAACCCAGCAGTAACTTACCAGGTTAGCATCACCTTCGGCCCGAACAACGAGGCCGCGATCAAGTTTATTGACCAGCTAACCACAGCGGGGTTCGGGGCGATATTTAACGGTTTTGGGTTCAACACGGCTCAGTTCAATGAGTTGGAGTTAGTCATCACGCCTCTGGTTCCCCTGCCATATCGGGACATATTTCAGGAAGCCGTGCGGGCGGCTGTCCTGGAGCTTCCTTTCCAGTTCAACTGGAACGTTTACGTCTAAGGAGATTATGAATGTCCACCCTGGTCTTCGCTAACAACGCGGCTAGCACCCTAGCCGGGGGTATCACGAACACGAGCCTTACCATTAACCTGGCGGCGGGCGGAGGGGCAGCGTTCCCCAACCCGATCGGTGACCAGTATTTTGTGGGTACGCTTATCGACGCGGCCACCGGGCTGTTGCGCGAGATCGTGTGGTGCACGGCGAGGGCCGGCGACGTGCTTACTGTGGTGCGCGCCCAGGAAGGCACCACGGCGCTAAACTGGCAGCCCAACGACCTGTTTCAGCACCTTTGGACGGCCGGGCAGGCGGGGGCAATGCAGCAGCAGAGCGCCGCCCCCAGCTCCCTGATCTATTACGGGGCGGACACCAGCAGCATCGTCAACCAGATGGTGGCGACGGTTACGCCTACGATATCCGCCCTAACCACAGGGTCTATCTTCGAGATCACGCCGAAGTACGCCAACACCACCAGCAGCGTCAGTTTGTATTTGTCGGGCCTCGGACCTTATCAGGTATACCGCGCCGATGGCACGAGCCTTCAGCCGGGGGATATACAGGCCGCGCCGTACAAGGCGTTGATCGGTTGGGATGCCACGGCGTCCAAGTTCCTGCTGCTTAACCCGTGTCTGTGGGACAGCCTGGCGGAGAACATTTATGTGGGTGTTGATTCCGGTACGTCTACGGCTTACAATATTACGAATCCCATTCCTTCCGTAGTGACGCTAAGTGTGGGCACAGCAGTAAGTTTTCGAGCGGCCAACGCGTCGGCGGGGGGAACCACCACACTTACGCTAGGCAGCTCGGGGGCCAAGAATTTTTATCGGGCGGACGGCACCAACCTTCATCAAAACGATATCCTTGCGAACGAAGTAGTTTTGGCTGTCTACGACGGCTCCGGGTATCAGCTTAGCGGTGTAGTGTCTACAAACAAACCTGCCCAAAACATAGTGGAATATTCTTCTCCAGGGACCTTCAATTGGACCGTACCGTCCGGCGTTTATTCGATAAAGGAACTCAACTGCTGGGGTGGTGGCGGAGGCGGGGGTGGCTCGTCT